ACAGGAGGCGCTCGATGCGCTGGTGAAGTACGGCGTTATCAATACCCGGGATTACTGGGCGGCTAACATGGGCAAGTTGCAGTACATTTCGGACTTGATCTGCAAGGCAGCCAATGCGCTGCCGGAAATCATTCAGTAAGGGAGGGAACACCATGGATACCATTCGTATCGGCCGTATCTCGGCAATCAACTACACGGACGGCACCGCGCGGATTGTGTATACCGACCGTGACAATGCAGTTACACCGGAACTGCCGCTGCTGTCCACAGAATACTGTATGCCGAAAGTGGACGATCTGGTGCTCGTGCTGCATCTCCCGACCGGAGCCGAGGCCGGTGTTATCCTCGGCCGGTTCTGGTGTGACGGCAACCGTCCTCGAGAATCGGGTCTCGGTCTGTACCGCAAGGACTTGAGCGACGACGGCACCTGCTACATCAAGTGCAAGGACGGCAAGATCGAGCTGCACAGCCCGGGCGGCGTACAGATCAGCGGTGCACTGACCGCCGACGGTATGTCGGCAACGGCGGACGGTCTGACGATTGCAGGCGCTCTGATTGCAGACAGCGTATCGGCCAGCAGCGTCACCGCAGGCGGAAAGAGTCTCGGCAGCCACACGCATACCGACAGCGTGGGCGGCGAAACGTCCGCGCCGAAGTAAGGAGGCACACATGGCAAAGAAAAAATTGAGCCTCGGCGTTATCGGTTCGGCGCTCGTTATGGCCTCCTACGGCGTTTGGAAGTCGCAGGAGAATAAGATAAAGTCACTGATACCGGCCAGGGTCGGCAGTTTTGGTGATATTATCTTTCAGGTGAATTCCAGAACGGTGCTGACCCCGAAAAAGCTGACGCATACGGCCTCAGCGAGTTACGGCAGCCACAGTATGCTGTCGGGCAAGCCGCGTTTGCAGTATATCGGTCCATCTCTGGAGGAGGTTAAGTTAGAAATTGTTCTCCGGGCAGACTTTGGAGCCAGGCCGCGCACGCAGCTTGCAGCGTTGCACAAGATGCTGCAGGACGGCACGACCGCATACCTCATTATCGGCGGCAAGCCGGTCTGTGAGCTGCCGATGGTGATTACCGATATTTCGGAAACGTGGGATACGATCCTGTCACGCGGCGAGCTGTGGCAGGCTTCGGTCAATCTCACACTCAAAGAATACAGATAGGGAGGGGAATACCTTGCAGCCGGAAATTGCTTTTTCTGCTGCCGATACAGCAGAGGATGTACAGCGGTGTATTGCCGTACTGCTGAGCACACGCGCGGGCAGCGTTGCCATGGATCGTGAATTCGGTCTCAGCTGGGACTTCGTAGACCTGCCGGTTGAGGCGGCACAGGCGGCATTGACGGCCGAGATCGTCGCCAAGGTCGCTAAATACGAGCCGCGTGCGCAGGTGCAGAACGTGACCTATACCGTCGGTGACGATGGTACGCTGCTTCCCCATGTGGAGGTGACGATCAATGAGTAATATTGCGGAGCTGAAAAACGTTCCGGAGATCAGTTTCATCGACGGCATCAGTCCGGAAACGGTGATAAGTCAAATGCTGGCGGACTACGCAGCAGCCTATGCCGAGGCGGCTGGTGAGCAGCCGGAGCTTGCGCAGGGCAGTCCGGAGCGGCTGCTCATCGGTGCAATGGCCGTGCAGTATTATCAGGCATTGCAGTACATCGACCGTGCCGGCAAGATGGGACTGCTCAAATTCTCCGAGGGTGATTATCTGGACAACATCGGCGCATTGCGCGGTATTGTCCGTGAACCGGCGCAGCGTGCGTCCTGCAAGGTCAGGTTTGCGCTTTCCGATGCCCGTACCGAGCCAGTCGGTATTCCGGGCGGTACGCGATTGAGTTACGCCAATCTGTTTTTCGCAACAGATGAGTACATGGAAATCCCCGCCGGTGAGATGTCCGGTGTGGTCAGTGTAACGGCACAGGAGGCCGGTATCGACGCGAACGGTATTCCAGTGGGTGAGCTGAAAGATCTCGTAGACCCTGTGGCCTACGTTGCCAGCGTGAACAATACCACCATGACAGCCGGCGGTGCGGAGATCGAAACCGACACCGAACTGACAGAACGCATCTATCAGGCGACAGCCGGTTATTCGGTCGCCGGTCCGAAAGATGCGTATATCTACCATGCCAAGCGTGCCCGTGCCGATGTAGATGATGTGGTCGTGTACAGCCCTGCACCGGATCAGGTGAGTGTGCTGTTTACGCTGAATGACGGCAGTCTGCCGGACGATGGTGCATTGCAGGCTATGACGGCGGCGCTCAGCGCGGACAGCGTGCGGCCGCTGACCGATCAGGTAACGGCGCTGGCCCCGGAGGAAGTACCGTACAACATTGCGCTGACCTACTACATCAATGCGGCGGACAGTCCGCAGGCAACGACGATCCAGACCGCAGTAATGGCAGCTGTTGAGAACTACAAGGCATGGCAGCGCAAGATCGGGCGTGACATCACTCCGTCCAAGCTCATTCAGCTCGTGATGGAGGCAGGCGCAAAACGTGTCGCAGTTACTGCTCCGGCACATACGGTCGTTACGCCGTATATGATAGCCAAGGCGAATAAGGTGACTGTAACCTACGGAGGTCTGGAAGATGATTAAGCTATACGATGCAACGCTTGCGAACGCGCTGCCCGAGGTGCTGTCTGAACAGCCGTGGGGCAGAGGCTTTGCAGCAGCCGTTCAGCGACAGCAAAGGCAGCTGCTCAATCTGGCGCGGCGCATCTCGCTGTATGCCGCAGTGGACGATATGCCCGAAGCCGTTCTGGACGTTATGGCAGCGGACTTGCGCGTGCCGCGGTATCTGGTCAGCTATCCGCTGGCAACCAAGCGGACACTGATC